AGAGATATCAAAAGAACTTGCAGACAAGTTGTATGCAGGACAAACAAATTATATTTTTTATAAAGTTATATTAGACAAAGATGGATACAAAGCAGTGCCTAAGAATGCTGTTGAAAGCAAGACACATACAGAAATACATCAGAAAGATATAGTGAATACTAATTTGTATGAAATAAAATCAAACACAAATGATTCTTGTATTAGATTTAATTTAAACATGACTAAAAAGGAATGGAATATATCAATAGACAATGATTTAAAATCATCGTTGCAGAATAGTGTAGATGCTAATAACGAATATGAATTCTTTGCAACTGATGATAGCAATACATCAATACCAGCATACAGTTTTAGAATTAAACTGCAAAATCTATTTGATAATAATATTACAATACCGCACACAGTTGATTATGTTCCAAAAATATTTTGCAGAAAAGTCTTTAATTATGCATATGAGGTCACACAATGATATTAAAAATTTCTGATATAGATTTTGTGTTTTTAAGTTTTGACGAACCAAATGGTGATAAAAACTTTGCTGATTTAAAAAAGAAAGTGCCATGGGCAAAACGTGTACATGGTGTAGAGGGATTTGATTCTGCACATAAAAAAGCAGGTGAAATATCCGAATCACAAAGATTTATTACAGTAGATGCAGACACACAGATTGATGAAGAGTTTTTATCAATGCTTGTAGACTTCAATAGTTTAGGAATAGATGACACATACACATTAAGTTGGTGTGGTAAAATTGACCTAAATGGATTGCAATATGGCAATGGCAGTTTAAAATGTTGGACAAAGGAATTTGTAAAAGAAATGAAAACTCATGAAAACCACGATGGTAAAAATAAAAACGTAATTGAGTTTTGTCACAATCCTAAATATTTTCAATTTAATGAAAACTTTTCAACAAGTTTTATAAATGGTTCGGCTTATCAGGCATGGAGAGCAGGATTCAGAGAAGGCGTAAAAATGTCTTTAGATAAAAACAATAAACTACAAAATTTAAAAGATGGTTGGTGGCAAAACTATCAAAGACTGCTTGTTTGGATGTCAGTTGGTGCAGATGTTGAATACGGCATTCACGCAATACATGGAGCAAGATTAGGATGTTATCTAACAAGTTGTACAGATTGGGACTTCACAAAAGCAAACAATTATAGATTTTTTCAACAGTATTGGAAGTTTGAAATGCATGACGATAACAGGACTCCTGACTTTTACAAAGAAAGTGTAGAATTAGGACAAAAAATATTAGAACAACATGATATAGAATTAAGTGCTGAGCCTTTCAATCCAGCACAAAGTAAAACTTTTAAAGAAGTGTATTTGAATACGCCAAGAATATGGAAAAGGAGATTCAGGAATGTTTGATATATTTTTTATATCATATCAAGAACCTAATGCAGATGTAAATTTTGCAATACTGCAAGAAAGATTTCCTATTGCTCAACGAGTGCATGGTATTAAAGGTATACACCAAGCACATAAAGAAGCCGCCAAAAAAGCACTGACAAAAATGTTTTATGTTGTAGATGGTGATGCTTTAGTGGAAGATGATTTTAATTTTGATTATGAAGTACCACAAAAAGATATGAATGCTGTTCATGTTTGGAGAAGTAAAAATCCTGTAAATGAATTAGTGTATGGCTATGGTGGAGTAAAATTATTACCAACAAAACTTACACTAGACATGGATTGTGCTTCAACAGATATGACAACCAGCATTAGCAATAGGTTCAGACCTATGGAGCAGATATCTAATACGTCTCGTTTCAATAGTACACCATTCAATACTTGGAAAAGTGCATTTAGAGAATGTGTAAAATTATCAAGCAAAGTGATAGACAGGCAAGATAATAAAGAAACTGAAGCAAGATTAGATGTGTGGTGCAACAATTCAAATGACAGTATTGCTATTGCGGGTGCAAAAGCAGGAAGACAATATGGTGAAGCGAACAAAAATAACAAAGAAGCATTAGCGAAAATTAATGATTTCGATTGGTTAAAGGAACAATACAATGACAATCCCATTTAATAAGATTGTAAAATTTGGACAAAGCACAATGCTTGAAAAAGATTTATTCAATGTCAGTTGGATATTGAGTAGATTCTGCAATTATAATTGTTCCTACTGCTGGCCCTATGCACATAGTAATAAACCAGATCATAGACCTTTGGATCAATATAAAAAAACAATAGATGAAATAAAAAGACAAGCAAGAGATAATGGTTTTACAGATTTTCATTTTAGTTTTTCAGGCGGTGAACCAACTGCGTATAAAAAATTTTTAGAATTAATTGATCATTATAATCAAGATCCTGATGCAAACTATCAAAGTATTCATATGACGACTAATCTAAGTCCTGGTATGAAATGGTGGGAACGTTGGTTAGATGCAACAAAGCAATTAACTAGACGATCAATTACAGCAAGTTTCCATCATGAATTTGCAAATGAACAAGAGTTTGGCGATAAAATTTTAATGCTTACGAATCACAATGTATTTGTAACAATAAATCAAGTGATGGTGCCTGAATTATTTGACGAACTGTATGCTAGATGTAAAAGATTTAATGAAAGAGGAATAAATGTTACTTTGAAACCTCAGAGTGATCCTACAGCAAGTTTTATTGTTGAAGGATACACTGAAGCACAAAAAGAACTTTTACAGCAAGGTTTTCCACAGCAGTTTCCAGAAAAATATTACAATAATTTTGATAGTTTCGAATCTAATTGGGCAGATAGAATAGACAATAAAATATATCAACTAAAACTAATAGATGATAAAAAGAAAGAATATTATCTTGATCAAGCAGAAAGATTAAATGCTTTTGGTTTTAATAAATTTCAAAATTGGACTTGTAATGCAGGGTATCAAAGTTGTATTGTAAGGGAACCAGGTGGTGAAGTAAAAAGAGCCTACAGTTGTAATGATCAACATTTAGGAACAATAGACGAAGGATTTAAGTTATTCAATGCACCTATGCCATGTATCACACCTAGTTGTGTTAGTAGTGCAGATAGTAAAATACCTAAAAAGAAAGAATGTCCTTGTGGACGTTCACCAACTGGCAGATGTTGTGGTTGGCACAATCTATCTGAAGTAGATTACAAAAATAAATTAGAGGAATATTACGCCAATGTATAATTTAAAAGATATAAAAGATGTGCATTTTGAAATAACCAGTAAGTGCCAAGCAAAATGTCCTATGTGTCCAAGACGTATTGCAGGTGGCCCTTTAAATCCTTTTATTAAATTAGATGAAGTTTCTTTAGAAACATTTAAAAAATGGTTTCCAGAATCATTTATAAAACAATTGAACAGTATGTTTATGTGTGGAAATCTTGGCGATCCTATCATAAGCAAAGATACATTAGAGATATATCAATACTTGCGTGAAGTAAATCCAAATATCAGTCTTGCCATGCACACAAATGGCAGTGCAAGAGATCCTAAATGGTGGGAACAAATTGCAAAAGCAAGAGTAAAAGTAACTTTTGGATTAGATGGATTGCAAGACACTAATCATCTATATAGAATATCTACAAATTTTGATAAGATTATTAAAAATGCAAAAGCATTTATAGATGCAGGAGGATTTGCCAAGTGGCATATGTTGGTATTTGAACACAACGAACATCAAGTGGAAGAAGCAAGACAAATGGCTCAACATTTAGGATTTAAAACATTCACTACTAAACACACTTCACGATTTAAAGGAGATTATTTACAAGTGATTGATGAAGAAGGAAAACCTTTGCACAAATTAAGACCAACAGAAAAAAGTTCAAGCATGATACCTTTAGTTGAACAATCGCAAAAAGAAACTAAACCAACTATTGTGTGTAAAGCAGTCAAATACAAACAAATTTACGTGAGTGCTTGTGGTAATGTATCACCGTGTTGCTGGCTTGATATGGAATGGATTCCGCCAATGCAAGAATCAAGAATAGATTATATGAAGAGAATTGGAGAATTTCCGAATTTAAATACAAGTAGTTTAGAAGAAATATTTGAAAAAGGATTTTTTAATAAAATTGAACAGACATGGAATGAAACACCATTGCAAGAATGTTCTAAACAGTGTGGATCATTTGACAAACTAGGAGAGCAATTTGAAAATTGATATTAAAGACGTTTTGTTTTGGATGGATGCAATCAGAAATTCTGATGACAGATATCGTACACTTGAGAGTTTCTGGAAAGGTCAAGTGAACAGTAAGTTATGGTTAATTGACAATCTAAAGCACTATCACAATCCACATCCTTATAATATATTACTGTGTGGTGGCTGGAATGGAGTGTTAGCAACACTATTGTTCAATACTGATTTAAATATTTCTAAAATTACAAGTATGGATATCGATCCTAAATGTGAAAAGATCGCTTGTGATATAAACAAAGCATACGAAATTGAAGGCAAATTTAAAGCAATTACAAACGATATGTTAGACTACAAAGAATATGACAATTATAATTTAATAATCAATACTGCTTGTGAACATATGACACAAGATGATTTTAACAAATGGATAGATTTACTGCCGACTACAACAAGGATTATATTACAAAGTAATGATTATTTTGCACACAAAGAACATATTAATTGCAAAACAAATTTAGATGAATTTAAAAACGGTTGTGGTATTGATGTAAACTTTGCGGCAGAATTGCCTACGGACAAATATAAAAGATTTATGATAATGGGAATTAAAACATGAAAGCACCAGTAAATTTTTCAGATAAGGTTGCTTATAGAATTACAATGTTTTTGCGTTGGATAGCAGATACTTTTTTCAAAAAAAGGTACGGACACAGAGCAGTTGTTTTAGAAACTGTTGCAGGTGTGCCAGGAATGGTTGCAGGTATGTGGAATCATTTACGTAGTTTAAGAAAAATGAAACCTGATGACAGAGGTTGGATTAAAACACTATTAGCAGAAGCAGAGAATGAACGTATGCATCTTATGATTTT